GGCACTAAGAAATCTGGCAACAAGAAGGTTGAGCTTCCTATCCCGGAGGGCCTGTTCGAGCGCGAGGTTTATGTCCATCTCGGCCGCTCAATGCTTCGCCGCTTCCAAATGGATGGTCAGACACTTGAGACAGAGCATGTATCAGATCGATTGTTGTTGACCTACTGAACTTGCCAGTCAAGCATCTGCTGAGAGTTACGTTGGGGGGGGTGTGATGTTTCCATAGGGCATGGAATTGAGGAGGCACTAAACGCGAACCGGCAGCGTCACCTTCGGCTGGATAGGTACCAGTGTCTTCGCGTAGGCGCGCAGAATCTCGTTGTAGAGGTCTGCATGCTTGGGCGCTTCAACCGTGATGATCAGCGCGTAGCGAATTTTTTCGGCGCTAGTTGTTGGCCCGCCTGCCTCTCGGGCGTTGTAGTGAATGTCGAACACCGGGTTGTCGAGGCTACTACCCAGCATGGATTTGTTGCCATGCAGAACAGTCTCCCATTTGCCTAAGTCGGAGCGACGCTCTTCCTCCGTAGCGTATTTCTTCATGTTGAAGAAGCCCTTGGTATCGGCGCTGGTCTTGCCTTCCTTGATCTTCTTGTCGCTGGGGCGGAACACAACCTCCAGGCCAGCGCGCGTGTAGGCGACAGCGTCTTGAGGGTCTGTCGGCGATGCATAGCAAAAAGTCGCCTTCAAACGAACTCTTCCTTGCAGGCCGCCGACAGGTAGAGGAAGCGTTGCGCGCAAGTACTTGCCCGGCTTCAATTCACCTTGGTAGACCACCCGTGCCACGCCGGTCGGGCAAGCGATGACCTCCATTAGGTCTTCGGGAATCTTGCCCCAACCTACTTCGAGTTTGTCGTGAGTGGATGAGTTGGCGGCATGAACGAGCAGAGCCTTGATAGCCAGCGGCGTCAGGTCCGCGCCGAGGATGGCTCGAACACCAACGGCATTGCGCAACAAATATGGAGATGCGAAGCTGGTGCCCAACTGCGGGACCAGCGTCGGTTTAGAACCTGATCCCAGAACGTGGAAGTATTTGGAGCTGGCTGCGTCGCCACCAAATGCCATGAGGTCAGGCTTCACCACACCAGGACTGCGTCCAGGCCCAACGGCGCTGTAGGCGGCACGCGCCCACGTCGCATCGACGTTATCGGCAGCACCCACGGACAAGGCGTTGACGCAGTCCGAGGGCACCTGCACACGGGCATTACCCACCGAGCGATCCATTTCGCCGTTGTTACCAACGGCGACGGTCATCAAGGTATCACCATCACTGAGCAAGTCGTCGATCACCGATGTCCACGCATGTACCTCGGTGTCTTCAATCGGTAGATCTGGCCCCAGGCTGAGATTGAGGAATTGATATTGGCGCGAAAGCAAAACTTCTTCGATAAGCCCCAGCGTGCGATACAGCTCCAGTGGATCTTCTGATTCAGTCTCGCGGTCCAGTACACGTAGATGGTCAACAAAGGAGTATGGGCGTGCCGCAGTACTGTTCGGGGCGATTGGGCCAAACAGGAATGCAGAGGTTACACCGAGGCCGTGCTCCAAGCCGCTTGGGTCATCCGCCGCGTTTTCATCCAGTGTTCGGTAGGTTCGCACCCACGGAGCGATGCAGTGCTGCTCAGGTAGGCCACCGTCTAGGATGGCCACCTTGGGCTCGGACGATAAGGGTTGCTCTGTCGGCAAACTGGATGCCACCTTCACACCCACGGAGCGATGTACCGGGCGCATGCCACGCAGTTGCGGCATGGGGCGAATCACGCGCACAAGGGTGAACTCAGCCAAGCGCTTAATGCTGCTATGCGTACCCTCCACAGGAAGAAACCACAGGTTACCTGCTCTGAACGCCAAGTCAGTGTGAATCTTCACACCAATGTCTGCCGCGTACTTGGCGAATTCACGTTGCACAAACTGATCGCCGTTGCCGGGTAGAAGATGAATACCAACCTCGAAGAAGCGATCCTTTTTCTTGCCCAGCGAGACGATGCGATCCTCGGGTTCAAAGGAGGAAAATCGTTCAATATGCGACAGATCCTTGGCTTCGTTCGACCCTTCATTCAGTTGTCCAGCCCAGTCTTTTAGTTGGCGAAATGCCTGGCGCTGACCCACGACGAACAACTCCGTGGTGGCCGATTCGCGTGGCTCCCCCTTTTTTGACCAGCCTTCTGGGGTAAGTTTTACGGCCCTGCTGCCGACCGATTCCAAGCCCGCACTCCGCAACATAGCCGTCGGAAAAAAAGAACGCGCGATGTAACTCGGATTGAGCGTAAGGCGCGCCACGCCCAAATCCCCCGGGCAGGCTTTGCCGGGCACGCTATCGAGGTTGGCAGCGACCTCGATGAACTGTGGTATTAGCCGGCTCTTTGCTTGCTGCAGCGTGTACACCTCAGCTTTTTCCATGCCCCGTTTGGGACCCTTGATTTCGTGGGTCAATAGTTCGCCGCGCCCGATCAGAAAGTTGGTCTGGCTCATACCTCACGTCTCCGTTTCTTGGGAACCACAGTCGACCTGTCAGTGGTGTATTTGCGGATGGTGTCCCGACTCACGCCGGTAATGTCCGAGATGCTGTGCTGAGATAGGCGTGTCTGCTTTGCCAGAAGCACTGCCATGTCGATGCGACCTTGCCGATCTAGAGAAAGAGCGCGTGCTTTGATAAACTCTTCAATCAGATCAGCATCCGGCGTTGTCCCTAACGCCACAGCACGTCGGAAGCGCTGTATCTCACGCTCGATGTCGCTGAAGGACTGTCCGTGAAACGCGAAAGCAAGAATCTCGATCCAGCGACCGAACAAGGCAAAGTCCGGTCCCAAAAAGCGCTTGATGGCTTCTTTGACAGCTGGTGCCGCTGGCACCTTGAACTTCAAGACCAGATCGAACCGTCGCCATAGCGCTGGATCGATCAACTCCGGGTGATTAGTGGCGGCCAGCAGCAACCCCGTTGCTGGCCACTCGTCGACCTCTTGCAAGATCACGGTCACTAAGCGCTTGAGTTCACCGATGTCCGAGTCATCGCTGCGGCGTTTGGCGATTGCATCAATCTCGTCCAGCAGCAGTACACAGGGACTACGTTTTGCGAAATCCAGCGCTGCGCGCAGGTTACTGCCACTGCGCCCCAGCAAGCTGCTCATCACGGCAGTCAGATCAAGCACATACAACGGCACGCCCAGTTGGGCCGCCAGCCAGCGAGCCGTCAGTGTCTTGCCCACCCCGGGTTGACCAACAAATATGGCAGAGCGGGTCGGGGTCAAACCGAGCGTGGCGAGACGCACGGCCTGCTTGCGCTCTTGGATCAGCTGCCCAAGGGACTCTTCCAGCTCGACAGACAACAATGGAGCCTCACGATCCGGAGAGTCTTTGAAAACCTTCAACAGCGACAGGCGCGACTCGTCATCCACCGGCAACACCTGCTCCGGCAGTGAAGGCGATGTCATCTTGCGCAGCGGTGCTCCCGCCCGATGCGGCTTGGTGCGAAGGAATAGATCTACCTGCTCTGCCAACTCTGGCTCAGAGTCTCGGTACTTTCTAACCAGCCTCGCAGCAAATAGTCGCACATCCTCCGCCTGCTCCGCAAGCGCCAGCCGGACAACCTGGGCTAAATCAGCCCTCAAACCACTCAATTCGCCCATGAATGCTATAACTCATTTATTTATATGATGTTTTCGTTTTCAGAAAACGGACTAACAATATTGTCTCACACTTTTTTGATGACTGTGAAGGAGATCGACGCGGGCGTAATACATCGGGCGCTGACTACTTGACGACAGATACCATCTCTCCAACCCACTCCTGCAACGCCCTCAGCTGCTCGGCTGTCTCGTGGCAGGTCTGGTAGTTGGCGACAACGGTTCCGGCGACGGTAGAGAGCGCAATGCCTGCGGCGGCCGCATCAGCATCTGTGGCGGGCTCGGGCAGCTCACCGGCGGCGGCAGCGTCGTGCAGGCGCACAAAGCCACGGTTGACAGTGCAAGCAGCGTCGGCTTGAGCAGGGACATAGACGGGAACCTCCTTGATGATGGTGTCGCCCTTTTCACGGACGACACGGACGCGGTCGACGTATCGGGTGACGACCTTGACGGTGGCTTGGGCTTGTCGCTCGCGGGTTGAGGCGACCTGTAGCGTTTGTTGCTGGACGGCGGCATCCCATTGCGCTTGAACGTGGCCTGCGCCCTTGATCCAGCCGAAGCCGATCAGGGCAGCGGCGAGCAGGATGAGGGCCAGGCAGCGGGATGGCCACGGAATCAGGCTCATGGCGCTTCCCCGATGCATTGGCGGTACTCGGCCTGACGACGCTTGACCAGACCACCGCACAAGCGCCTGTTCTCCGGCAAGGCGCAGTCTTTGCCCTGGAAGAAGCGCCAGCGCAGCAGCTCAGCGCAGGCTCCCGCGTAGTCCTCGGCGTTGAGTCTTCTGACCAGCGTGGACTGGCAGAATGCGCGGCTGCCCACGTTGTAGGCGAAGGAAACGTAGGCGTCGTACTCGTGCTGGGCCAGCGGCACGGTCACGCAGTTTTTCAGGGCACCCTCGAACTGCTGTACATCTTTGAGTGCTCGCGCCAGCGCCTGAGGCGGCGTGGTGGTATCGCCCAGCTTCACGCCCGTGGTGGTGCCAAAGCCGATGGTGAGCACGTCACCCTTGACGGGGATCACTGCACGGTCGGTGTAGCCCTCGTGCAGCACGATGCCGACCAGTGCGGCCGCCGACAGCGCCAGCGCGGTCACGGAGCGGCGCACCGTAGGCGAAGTGCGGGCAGATGCTGGTTTGCTCATCGGTGCATCTCCGGTTGCGCCACCAGACGGGCGATGGCCGCCCCGATGCTGGCGCTGAAGGCCAGCAGCACAAACAGGCCACGCGGCAGCACGTCACTGAACAGCGGTACCACCACTTCTGCCGCCGTGAAGACAGCGGCCAGCAGCGAGAAACGAATGCTCCAGGCACGACGCAGCACGCGTCGCCAGTCATCGAGCAGGCAGATGCGACAGTTCATTGCGCACCTCCCATCAGCTTGAGTTTGATGGCCGCACCAAGCAGCAGCGCGGCCAAAATACCGGTGGTCACGACCTTGATGGCGGTCTGCCAAGCTGTGCGACGGGCATCGCGCCAGGCTTCCAGCAAGTCGCGCAGTTCGCGGATGTCCTTGGCAGCGTGGCCGTTCTCCAGTCCGAGATGGGCGAGACAACGCTCGGCACCGCGCTCTGCGGCGCGGTTGAGCAGCTCGTCGAAGTCCTCCTTGCGCAGAAGCAGCATGTTCTCCACAAGGGCGGAGGGTTGGTTTTCTTCGGTCATTGGCTTTCTCCAGAAAGACAAAACCCGCCCGATGCCGAAGCACCAAAGCGGGTTTCAGGGGGAACGAGGGTGGTTGAGGGAAAGACTCAGATGTCGATGATTTCCATCGGCAGCTCAGGTGCGACGCCCTCGATCACGTCGTCACGCACGAACACGGTTTCGCCCACGGTGGCATTGCCGCGCGCACGGATCAGGCCGCCACCGGGCAGCACCACCAGGGCCACGCCTGCACCAACTTCGATCACGGTGCCCGCTTGCAGCGGTGCGTCGGGCAGCAACTGCCGGAACTGCTGGTAGAGGTTATGCATGGCTCTGCACTCCCAGGGTCTGCCAAACCTCCGGCAAGCCTGCGTCGATGTGTGTCGAGCGCACGATGCCCATCCGGGCCACGCCGCCGTCTTGATAGGCCACAAAGGCTCCCGGTTCGATGATTCCGGTCTCCGGCAGCACCGGCAGGCGCAGCGTCACCTCGATCTGACGGCCTGTGTCGGACAGGATGGCCATGCCGCGCTGACGTGCCGCCGCCGCTTGGGTGATGAGCGCATCCACCACCATCGGTGCGAGCACGTCGCCCGCCGTGCCCGTGCGCGTGACCTGGCCGAGCACGCCGGTTTCCTGACCGGCCACGAACACGCGGTTGTAGGCAGGCTTGTCGATCCAGCGCAGCGACTCGCGCGCCACAACATCCACCGGCAGCACAAAGTCCGGCGTCACCTCGTTCCACCAATGCCAGGGTGCAACAGGATAGCGGTGGCGCACCCGCAGCACCTTCTCGGACGGGTGTGGCAGCAGGTAGCCGCCCGCCGCACCGACGATGGTGTTCAGCGCCTCGATCCAGGTGCCCTGCTTGGCAAACACGCCTGCGGGCACCAGCCAGTCGGTCAGAGCCCAATCCACCGTCCAACCCAGCGGGATGCCGTTGATGGTCAGCACGTCCTCCATCAACTGCTGCGCGCTGCGCGGCTCGGTGTTGGCGAAAGTGATGACCGGCGCGTAAGGGGAGGCCAGCGCCGCGCTGCGCCCGCGTCCAGTGATGCGGATGCTGGCATCACCAAACACGCGCTCGCGGCTCAGGTTCTCGGCAAGAACGTGGAAGGCCGTGCCGTTGACCGTGGCGATCAACTCGACCGGCGCAGCGCCCTCCTCGGGCACCACCAGCGATTCGGCGGTCACGGGCAGCGTGGCATCGAAGCCCCACGCCCACGAATCGGTATCCAGCGACAGCGACAAGCCCAGGGCCGGCACGGGCGTGCCGTCGGGCCAGCGGGTCAGCTTCACCTCATTGATCACGAAATACACCCTCCGGTTGGGAACGAGCACCGATCCGGCTTCCGGATAGTCGTGGTGCTCGCAGACAAACAACAGGTCGCCGTTGGTGGCGGCGTCCTCGGTGAATAGCAGATGCGCGTTCGGCAGGTAGCAAGCGGGTTCCTCCGGCGGCACGAACGGCACCGACGGATGGCGACCCGGCAGCGGGCGCATCGCCGCCTGCCAGAGCGAGGCCCACCAGCGGCGCAGGTAGCTCGCGCTGCGGATGCGCTCTCCGTGAAAATGCCCGCCGTGCCTCCGTGCCTCCTGGTAGCGGGAGGCGGCAGCGAAACGGCGGTCACGCCATGTGTCCTGATGCCCGATGGCCCAGCGCAGCCACTCGGCACGGATGGCTTCCTCGAAGGCAGAAGCACGCGCCGTGCGCAGCCGGATAGCCTCGGCGTGGCTCGCACGCCCACCGGTTTGCACGGACACGGCTTCTTGAAACCGCGACCGGCTGGACACAGGCGCACGCGCGCGCGTGCTGCGACGTCGAAACGCCACGCCCACCCCCTGTGGCTCAGCCGCTTGCCACGGAGCGTGTGTGGGCGCGTGTTCGTGCGCGGTGGCCTCGCGCCGATCCTCGACCCCGGCGCTGTGTTCGCTCGCGCGCTGCCAGCGGCTGATGCTCTGACCCGTCACCGGACGCACGGCGTAGGACTGGTAGCGTGCCTCGGCCACCATCGCCAGCGGTGGGAAGGCAACCGTCAGTGCCGCTTCCGTCATCGGCACTGCCTGCGCCGCGAACACCAGCGCGGGCAGCGAGCCGTTCAGCGCCGCATGGGCGCTTGGGATTGCGGTGGCGGTAAAACTCAGTTCCTGCAGCGTTGCGGCGAGGATGACATCGCCGGGTTCGCTCATGGACTACCCCAGCAGGCCGGACACGATGCGGGTGTAGCCCCCGGCATACAGCGTGGTGGACGGCAGGCGCAATTCGCCCGTGCCGTTCAGATCGGACACATCGCAGTCCCATGCCAGTGCACCGTCACCATTGACGATGCGCGCCCACGTCGCCACGCCGCCGGTTTCGATCAGCGCCTCGCCGGTGGGGGTAATGCTCAACAGGCCATCCTCGACCTCACCGACGGGTTCCGCCAGCACGATGCTTGCCAGCAAATCGCCGCTCGGGGGCTCACCCAGGGCCGGACGCACGCCGCTGTAAATCCGCACGCTGGCGTTCTGCGTGCCGATGGCGAGAAAGTTGACGACGGCGTTGAGGCGGTAGTCGTTGAGTTCGGTCGAAATCTGGATCACGGAAACATCTCCCTCATGGGCTGGGCGCGCAGGTTGTCGGCAACGACGGCGCGGTGCTGGTGTTCGTGGTCGAAGGCGATGACGAGGTAACGCAGCTTGGCGTTGATGTAATCAAACGAATACGCGCCGCTGGCCGCATCGCTCCACGCCTCGCGCACGACGATGTGGTTGGCTTCGTCGATCAGCAGCACGCGCCGCCGCAAGGGTTCATCGGCGATCACGCCTCTCACGCGGTGCTTCACCGTGCCTGCGATGCGGTGATCGCCGTGGTAGTAGTGGTTGCGCTTGCCCAGCAACGGACGCAGGGCACGATGCTGGTAGTTCACCATCGCCGCGTTGCGCGGAACGAGGATGCGATGCGCCAGCGCCACGGGCAAACACCGTTGTACGGGCGTGGGCGCATCTTCCAGCGCAGTCGGTGCATCGCCTGCCACGCGATGCAGGCGCAGCGTGATGCCGTAGCCGAAGATGCAGGGGCGCAGCGACGCATACCACCGCTTGGTGTCGCGCCAGATGACTTCGCCATCCACCGACAGTTGCAGCAGCCATACGCCGAGTTGCGTCTGGCGTTTGACCTCCAATCGCAGCGTGCGCCGCGCACCGACCACGGCCCAACCCGCCCACGCCTGGGTGGTGCGCTCGTGTTCGTAGGCACCACTTGTCCAGTACGAGTGCGTCCAGTGGTGGTTGACGATGCACAGGCGATGCCCTTCGTAGGCCGCCATGCCCGTCCACAGCCAGAACCCGAAGTGCGGCGGCGTGTAGGCCGCTTCGACGATCTCCACGTCCATCTCGAACCAGAAATCGGTGGACAGCGGCGCATCCGTCAGCCGCCAGTAGTTCTGGGCGTGGCTGAATGCCAGGTCAGCCGCCTGTTGCCCCTCGTTCCACGTTGCCGTAATGCCGCCGCCACCGCCGTTGCTGGCAAAGCCGGACGGAATGCCGGATGCAAAATCCTCCTCGAATGGATAGGCCATCGTTCACGGCCTCCACGGCCCGGTGATGTCGAAGCAAAAGCCGCTGGTGTTGCCCTCGTGGGAGTAATCGACCGTCACGTAGAGAAACTTGCGGCTTTCGTAGCCGATGATGTTTTCGAGCAGCGTCAGATGCCCGTAGGGCTGGTTCTGATGCACCCAGAACATCCCCGGCAAGATCCCGCGCAAGTGTCCGCTGGCCTCACGCAGATAGATCGGATGCAGGATCAGGCCGTAGTCCGGGCCATTGGGAAACGGGATGTTCGCCGAGCGCCCTGAGACGTTCTGGTGGTTGCCGTCGTTCAGGGCCAGCATCCCCAATCGGCAGTTGCCGCCGATGCCCGTGTAATCGCGCATGCAGATCTTGCCGGTGGTGTCCAGCGAATAGGCGGAAGCCGCTTCCTGTGACGGGTAGCTGAGGTTGTAATCGTCCACGCGCCGGTAACGCTCCGAAGCCATCAACAAGGACGCGAAACGGTCGCCCGGTTTGTAGCTGTCGAAGTCTGTGAAGGCATACAGCACCCGCTTGTCGCCGCTCCAGCCCGAGGCGCAGGCCATAAAAAATCCCCGGTCATCGCCCGCCAGCACCCAGCTGCGTGCAAAGTTGCCGCCATCGCCATGGGTTTCCGGGCAGTTCTGACGGGCATAAAACCAGCGGAACCAGCCCGGATGCATGGCCGCTCCGACGCCGGTCGGCACTTCATTGCGGGTGGGCGCATCGGGCGTGAACGGCGCTTGCGCGCCCACGAAGGTGTCGATGTCGGCCATCCCTTCAGCGATGGTCACGCGGGCGAACTTGGCCCAGGTCGGTGTGTAGCCTGCGGGCAGGCTGTCGTCCACGCGCAGGTAGTGGCGGTTAGACAAGGGATTGGGGCTGCGGTAGGCGCGCTTGTTGGTGCCGGTAAAGGCAATCTCGAAACCCAGCGGCGCGATCTTCATCGTGATGCCGGTCTGGGTGGTCGCAGGCGAGGAAGGCTCGCCTTCGATCCGGAAGCTCACCGTGCTTGCCGTGGTGGCGATGACCGTGAACTCGCCGTTGTAGGACGGCTGGTCACAACCCTCTACCCGCACCACCTGATCGACCAGAAAGCCGTGGCCGGTGCCGATGGTGGCAGTGGCCACCTCACCCGTTCGGGTGAGCGCCGTCACGGTTTTCAGGTTGAAGCCGGTGACGAGGCAGGCATCGAGTAGCGCCGTGAGGCTGCCCCAGTTGTTGGTGAGCACCGGCGCGCCTGCAAAGCCCTGGTGCATCCATTTGACCTTGTTGCTCATCACGTTCTCCTCAAGGGCGATCCACATCGCCGCGCACCAGCAAGGTGAAGGCGTCGTTGGTGACGGTTTCCGGGCCTTGCTGGATGGTGCGCACCACCCACACCGGAAACAGCGCGCCCGTGGTGTTGAAGCGCAGCACGTTGCCTGTAGCCCAGCCCGAGCCCCAACCGACGGCGGCCAGGGTGAAGTACGGTTTGCCGGTGGCCGGGTTGATGGGGGCCATGTCGCTGCCCGTACTGCCGGTGGCGATCACGCCGACGTGTTCGCCGATGACGTTGAACGAGGTTGCGTTGGTGAAGTGGATGGCCCAGCGTTCGGTGATCGCCCCGGCGTTGGTGACCACGATGGGGGCCAGCACGTCGTTGTAGGTGGCGGTGGCCGCAGCCCCTTGAATCGCATTCAGAAAGCTGCCGTTCCAGCTGGCCTGATCGAACAGGTTGGAGACATAGGCGCGCAGATCGCCCGACACCAGGGCCGAGGACACATGCGAGCCGACCGGGTAGTCGTGGGTGATCTGGCGCGTGAAGGCCAATCGCCCGGAAATCTGCACGTCCGACACCTGGGCCATGTCCTCGATGCGGTGCTCGACGGTGACAGGCTGCACAAGGCCGGTGACCACGCCGAAGGTGACGGTTCCGGCCTCCAGATCGGCGGTGTAGTCAGCGGTGACGACTTCTCCGTTGCCATCGAGCACGCGCACACGCGAGAGGCGCTGACGACCGCAGTCCACCACCTGCCCGCTGGTGGCCGTGAACGGCCCCACGGTGGCGGTGTGGCCGATCACCGCGAAATCCCCTGCCCGAAAAATCGGCACCCGCCCGTCCTGAGGCAACCTCACCGGGTCAAGACCAATGATGTCGGCATCCAGCGGCAGATAGGAGTAGGCCACCGCGTTGTACTTGATGGTGTCGGCAAACACCGGCACGGGCTTGAAGATCTTGGCCACGCCTTCGATGGTGACCACGGCATCCGGGTCGTACCAGCTTTGCCCTTCGTTGCCCGCTGCCACCACCCACGCGCCGAAACGCACGCGCACCACGCCGGTTTCGTAGTCGACGGAGCCGAGCACATCGGTGCCGGTGATATCGCCATTGTTGTTGGCGCTGACGTTGATGGTGCCGCCGCTCAGTCGCGTGGCCAGCAGTTGCAGGCTGGAAGGCCGCACGGGTGAGGCCGGGACACGGAAGGTGACCTCATCCACCGGGGTGCCATCCAGCGTGGTCAGCAGCGAGCGCAGCGCCACCGCGTTTGCGGCGGCGGGAACCCACGCCGTGATGTTGGCCGCGCCGTTGGCGTAGTTGATCTGTCCGGCCAGCGTCGCCGCGCCCGTCACCGGATCAAGGTCGTAGTACAGGCTGCCCAGCCGGTCGAAATAGGTCTTGCCGCCCAGCGTGAAACAGATGCTGCCGGGGACGATGTTCTCGGCAAAGGTGGGTGTCAGGTCGACGGCCAGTGCACCCGCCGTGAAGCTGTCGTTCGTGGCATTGGATGCGCCCGCTGCCCGGTAACGCACCTTGGCCCAGCCGGTGTCGTCGATGGGCATCGACGCACCCGCGGGGATGTACTCCCAATGCGAGAACAGGTTGCGGTACACCGGCAACACCCTGCCGTCGGTACGTGTCCAGCCGATCTGGGTGACGTTGTAGCGCGCCACCGGAATGCGCACCGTGGTGTCGGGCGTGAAGTGAACGACGCCAGTGGCGTAGTTCACCGTCCCGAAAGCCATTCCCTGCGGATCGCGCAGCACGCCCAGCCCATCGTCCTTGACGATCTTGATCGGGTCGATCCGCGCGATCAGTTGCAGCTCGGTCGGGGTGGTGGAGATGTACTCATACAGGTCGATGAGCAGGTTCCACTCCAGCTCCACCGTGCCCGGAATCAGACCGTCGAAATCCACCTCCACATCAATGCTGCCGTCGCCATTGCGCAGCGGTGCTTCGAACTCCTCCTCGTTGGGCGGCCCCCAGGTGTAGGCAACGCTGTAGGTCTGGCCGCCTGCGGGCAGCACGGTCGGCGTGATCTGGAACAGGCCGGTCTGGTAGTTGATGGTGCCGTTGGCATGGCCGCTGATCGTGCCCTTGCCGTCATCGGTGGCGCTGCGCGCCGTTCCATCGTTCCAGGTGATCGTCACCGACCCCGGCGTGACACCGGCATGGGTCAGTTGCAGGGCCACCGACGGCGGTGCGATGGTGCTGGATGCGCGGTTGAAGTAGTTGGCCTTGCCGCCCCACGCATAGACGATCTCGCTGCCGACATCCGGCAGCGCACCCAAGGTCACGGCCACCGTGCCCGTGGTGTAGCTCACGGTGCCGACGCCGTACTCCGGGCTGACGCCCTTGAGCACGCCTGCGCCGTTGTCGCGCAGGTCGTACCACTTGCCCTGCGCCCGGTAGCTCACCTGCAGGGTACCCGGTGCCGGACTGGGCACGATGGTCAGGATGTAGTTGTAAGAGCGGCTCTCGATGTCCACCCGCACGCCCGCCGTATCGGCCACGCGGATGGGGGCGGCGGCAGGCCGGAAGTTGATGGTCTTGGTGCCCGAGTACGTCGGCGCGCTGGAAGCCAGCGTGATCTGGCCGCGCCCGTAGTTGACGGTGCCGACCACGGTCGCGCCCGACATCAGATCACCGCCGTTGTCGGTGAGCGTTGCACCGCTGACGCTGATGGATAGCGTACCGGGCTGGATGGCGTTGCCCACCGACAGCACGGTGGAGGCGTTGAAGGCAGCGGCCGTGGTGTAGCTCACCGTGCCGTTGTCCGATTCGATCAGGGTTTCCGAGGTGCCGCCTGCCGTGAGATCGAGCAGCGGCGTCTCGGTCTGGGCCGAGGGCACCAGTTGGGTGAACACGCTGCTCACGCTGGCGGCCACATCTCCGATGCTCACTGGCTGGGTGGTCTTGACCACGCCGCAGTACTTGGCGGCATCGGCCACCACGGTGTCGCGCGTCCGGGTCTTGCCGTTGGCCATGGCGAACAGGCGATCCGGTGGCGAGCCGGGGAAGTCGTAGCGCAGCGCATCCGAGAGGTCGCAACTGACCACCACCGCCTGATAGTCCTGAAAGCCGCTGCCCGTGCCGTAGCTGAAGGTGCGGGTTTCCGATTCGATGCGGGTGATGCGCACGTACTGTGAATACTCGTTGGCCAGTCCCTCGTTCATCACCAGAAACAGGGTTTTGCCGATGGTGGGAAGTTCCGCGCCCACGCGCTGGAACAACTGGATGCTGCGCTGACCGGCAATGTGGTTCTCCAGTAGATAGCCGTTCCACTGCGAGCCCTTGTTGAGGTAGGCCTCGATGCGGTCGCGCGCATGGGTGCGGCGGTCGAACACTTCCTGGGTGGAGAAGATGGTCACCGCCACGCGCGGATCGTTGGGTGGATCGGAGACGATGACGTTGCTGCCCAGATAGGTGTCGGTGGTGTCGGTCTGGATGCTGGCGAACACTTTGCGCAGGTTCACGCGGCCGCCCGCGCGATCCAGTTCCGAGATGTCGTTGAACAGCGAGTTGCTCGCGCCATCGACGATGACGTTGGCGGTGGGCGCGCCGCCGCCTTCTGCGACGTCGTCCATCACCTGACTGGCGACCAGCTTCACATCGCCTGCAAGAATGGGCATTGGGATTCTCCCTTGGGTCAGATCTGCATCAACCGCAAGGTGATGCGGTAGAAATCGGTGTCGGCCTGTGCCGGAAAGCCCAGCACGGGTTCGGCTTCGATGGCCGCTTCTTGGTGGCGGAAGGTCACGGTGAACACGCGCGCATCGCGCAAAGTCAGCTCGAAGCGACCACTGTCCGCCGCCAGCGGCGCTGCAGCCCAGCCGTGCAACTGGTTCACGGCTGCGCGCGTCACCCACGCCATGTCGGAAGGCCCGACCAGCGTGATGGGCCGGCCCGCCTGCCTTGTGGCCGACTGCACCAGCAGCGCGCCAGTGAGCAGGTAGGACACGGAGGCGACGGCGGGCGACCACGCGTGTTCGTCCGTCCACAGCAAGTCGTCGGGCAATGGCAGCGCCACCCCGGTTGCGAGGTTCTTCAGTTGCATCGGGATCAAGCTCAGGTCGTGCGGGCGCGTGCGGCGTCCAGCAGTTGCAACAGGCGCGCCTCGTCACGGCCATCGACGGTGGCGGTGACCTGCCTACCGCCTACAGCCAGTTCGACGCGCACGGTGCGCGTGGGCGCACTGGCATCGCTCAAGGCTGGACGCGGCACACTCGCGCCAATGGCTTGCACCAAGCCACCGCTGGCAAAGCCCTGCACACTGGCGAGCGTGCGGCAAGCCAGCGCCTGCGCCGGGGCGGTGAGGTTGTTGATGGCCTCAAAAAAGCCCACACCCAGTCGCGCCACGACATCGCGCCTGACCACGTACTCGCCCGGTGTCAGCATGGCCGGTACGGTGTCGGATCGGGACAGCCCCCCGCGCCGGTAGAACTGGCCCTGGTTCTGCTCCATGTACTCGATCAGCTCGCGCTCCAGGTCTTTGCCCCAGAGCAAGGGCTGCGCCATCGCCTGCCGCCACCTTTGCTTGATGCGTTGCAGGTTCTGGCTCTCGTTGCCGGTGAGTGTCTTGCGGTCGATGAACTCCTCGAGCTTGCGCCGATCCTGCTGCGCCAGTTGGCCCCAATAGCGCATCGTGTCGGACTTCATGGTCAAGCTGACCGCTGCGCCGTACTTGTGCTGCAGCCAGCTTGTGTACTCGTTCATGCCTTGCAGGCCAAGGTCGATCATCTTCAGCGCCTCGGCCGTTTCCCGGTTGCGCTTGGGCGGATCGCCGCCGCGAACCTGCCCGCCACGCGCAAAATGCGCCACACCCTTGGCAAGACTTGCCAGCCGCGCCGCACCGTACTTGCGCACCGCCGCCTTGCGGATCACAAAGGCTCCGGCATCCAGCGTGCGCGGCACGGTGTCGTGGTGGCCGGAACCGGGCACGGTGCCGCCGCTCATTCGCGGAAAGGCTGCCGCCACCGCGCCGCCCTCGGCAAACTTCTGCACACCAGCGCCGACCAGCCCTCCGGTGGCATTGGCTTCCACCTTTCTCACGTAGATGGTGTGGGTGCTGGAGGTATTGCGCCCGTTGAGGCTGTCGATCTCCGCGCGAACCGTGCTTACGTTGCTGGCCACCTGATGCTGCGACTCGGTCTGGATGCGATCCAGCGCTTTGATCATCCCCTCGACATTGGTGATGGCCGCCTGCGCCTTCTCGGTGGCCACCTTCAGCTCGAATTGGGCGTTTTCGTCGGCGTAGGTCTTGAGCCTGTCCAGGGCATCGCGGGCCTTGGACACATCAGCATCGACCGGCAGCGTCTTGCCTTCCTTGAGCAGCGCCTCGTACTCCTTGAGTTGCTGCTCCGCTTCCTGCAGGTCGGCCTGAATCTGCAGCAGGTACTCCTTCTCCGCCAGCGCCTTGTCCAGATCGGCCAGCGCCTTGTTGAAGCGCGTGGTGTCGGCGTCGAGCGTGAGCTTCATCCCGTCCTTGAGCTTGGCCGTGAGCTCGTCAATCTGGCGCGTCGTCTCGCTCAGCGTGCGCTGAATTTCATCGCGTGCGGTGAGCGCCGAGCGTGCAGCTTTCTGGTGTGCCTTGCTTTCTGCATCCAGCGCCTGATTGAGAATGTCTTCGGACTGGCGGATGCGGTCGATGGCTTCACGCACCCCCTGTTTGCCTTGCACGGCCTGCGCGTCGGCATCCCTGGCCTTCAGCGCCAGTTCGGCACGCAACTGATCGGCCTCCGCATCAAATCAGTGGCCTGCTGGTACTCCTGCCGACGGTAGGCCTCGCGCGACTGCGCCTCCAGTTGGGTCGCCTGCGACACCGCCTGTTCGGACTGCTTGCGCGCCTCCTCGCCGTGCTTGGCCTCGTTGGTCTGGCTGGTGGCCACCTGCGCGGCCATGTCCATCGCCTTCTGGGCGAGTTGGCGGGCCTGTTCCAACTCGCCATTGGCCAGTGCCCGCCGCGCCTGCTCCTGCATCTCAGTAATCTGGCACTTGCGATCCTCGGTGGCTTCGTACTCCGTCATACCCTGACGGCGGATGTCGCGGATGCGATCCTCCGTGGACATCGACAACTGGCGCTTGGCTTCCTCGATGCGCTGCACTTCGGCCAGATGCCGGTTGGCCTTGGCGTTGAGCGCGTCGATGTGCTGGCGGTACTCGGCCAGCGCCTGCGTGAGCGTCTGGCGCTTGGTGGCCAGAATGTCGTTCTCGACCCGCTGCACGTTGGCGCGGCGCTCCTCCTCGGTCTGGCCCTGCCGTGCAGCGGCGTTCTTGCGCGCCTGCGTTTCCTGATCGATCAGGCCCAGCGTTTCGGTGGTGGCCTGACGGCGCAGCGTCGTCTGCTGGGTCAGCGCCTCGGTGAGCAACTGGGTGGACTTGGTGATCTTGGCGGTTTCGGACTGTTGGGTGCGCTCCAGTTCCGCCTTCTCCTGGTCGTAGCGGCCTTCACCGCCGTGATCTGCGTTTGCAGATTGGCCTCGACGATGGCGGTGAAGCCCTTGTAAGCCTCGGCCATCTTGGCGGTGGCGTCGTTGACCACGCCCTGGGCCTTGCCGACGGCCTGTTCGACCTCACCCAGCCGGGACTTGAGCTTTTCCAGGGCGGAGTGAACCGCCTCGATGCCACGTCCAACCGCCTCCTGCGTGCCTTGACGCACCGCTTCGAGCCGTTTGGCGATTTCCTCGGCGGCACTCGCAGCGGTGTCCATCGCACCCTTGGCGGCGTTCGATCCTTCCGTGGCGTCGGCGTACATCTCGGCAAAGATGCGGTTCATCTCCGCCAGACGTTCCTTGTGCCGCTGCGTGGCCTCGGCAATGGTGTCGGACGTAAACACCGCCGCGAGCACCTCCCACTGATAACGCAGGAACTCAAAGCCGGTGACCAGCGCCTGCACCATGAAGATGCCCGCCTTGCGGACGATCTCGAATTTTTCAGACAGTCATGTCCCGATCTCCCATCCGACGATGGCTGCCCCAAGCACACCGAAGGCCACACGCAACTTGCCGACCGTGGCGATGGCGTTGGACACCGACAGATTGGCCGTGGCCCACGCCGCCGCCGTGGCGCTGGCCGCCGTCACCGCCGCCGCGCCTGCCGTCTGCCACGCGATGATCAGCGCCGGGATCAGGCGGTAGACCAGCACTGCGAGGCCGACTTCGGCGATGCGCTGGAGCCACTTCATCACCGTGTCGAGGTTTTCCGCGAGCCACGTTAGGGCTTCGGCGAGCTTCTTGGTGAAGCCGGTCGATTCGTCGAGCTTGCTGATCCACTGGCCGAAGGCGTTGGACAGGCGGGTGAAGGCCTGACCGACGGTCATCGGCAGCTGCGCGTACTCAGTGGCCAGCCTGTCCTTCTGGCTCATCAGCGCATTGACCACCACGTCGGCGGTCAGGCGACCTTCCTCGGCCAGCTTGCGCAGCCGTCCGATGGGCACGTTCAGGCCGTCGGCGAGTGCCTTGGCCAGACGCGGGCTGTTCTCGACGACGGAGTTGAATTCCTCGCCGCGCAGCACACCGGCAGACAAGGCCTGACCGAACTGCAGCAGCGCCGACTGCGCCTCGGTGGCCGAAGCGCCGGAGATGCGCAGTGCCTGCGAGATGCTCTCGGTGATGGTCAGCGCATCCTGCTGCTCGCCGCCCAACATCCGCACCGCCTGCTGCAGCTTGCCGTAGAGCGTGGCGGTTTCCTGAATGGGCACGCCGATGCGTTGGGCGATGGCGAACAGTTCCTTCTGCGCCACCGTGTACTCGCGGCTGCCTGCCGTGGCCAGCTTCAGGCGCGCGGACATCATGTTCCACGCGTCCGCGATCTGCACGATCTCCCGCACCTTGCCGCTGACCCAATTGATGGTCAGAAAGGCCAGCAGCTGCGTCTTGGCCTTGGCGACCTGATCGCCAAAGGCGCTCATCCCGGCCTTGACCTCGGCCACCCCGGCAGCGGTCTTGTCGCTCGCGCTCTTGGCGCTGGAGCCAAAGCCGCCAAGGCTGCGCTCGGCAGAGGTGATGGCGCGCTTGAGACCCTCGTCAGCGCCTTCAAGCGCGACGATGATGGAAATGCGTTTTGCCATCTTCAGTCCACCAGCCGCAACTGCTTCTCGATGCTCGCGGACAGACGCGGGATGCGCCCTGCGACGATACGCTCGATGTTCAGACGCCGTTTGAGTTGCACGCGCGGCACCAGCACGGCAATCGGCACGTCGGCGCCGCGCTTGAGCTTTTTGATGCCTTCGGCCTTGCGGTAACGGCGCTTGAAGCCGGACAGTGGCCGGTCGTGTTCCTTGATGTTCTCGGCCATCAGCACGATGTTTCCCTTGGCGTTCTTGATGAAATAGGCATTGCCGCCGCGCATCAGTTCGGCGATCTGCGCCTTGAAGCGTTTGCGTCCCACGCGCCCGTGCAGCGGGATCAACATCCGGCCACCGATCACGCCACCTCGTTCGTGCATGCCAGACCACGGGATGCGCGAGCCGACGTAGAGCGCGGGTAGGCGTTTTGTGTCCTTGTCGAGCACCTTGGCGGTGAAGCCCTTGACGAAGGACTTCTTGACCACCGTCATCCGGCCTGCGACGTGGCTGCGCACGTTCTGCTTCAGCTGCGCCGCCTCGCTGGCGATGCCGCGTGCAGCCGCCTTCTTGACCTTCTGCCGGAACTCGCCGCCCCAGCGGCGCAACTGCGCCTGCGCGGCCTTGCTGTCAATGCGAACGGAGATGCGCATGGCGGTTTGCCTGATCGGTGAGCCTGTCGAGGGTCTGGTCGAGATGGCGGGTGTCGCCGCGCGCGCCAATGGCGATCAACGAAAGCAGCCGTGCGTCGCGGGCTGCGTCCTCGCGCACGGTGGCGGCCACAAAACCGCGCACCTGCGCCAAGGTGTAGTTCAGGATGTCCGGCAGCCTGTGGCCGTGGGCGATCAGGTGCTGGACGGTGTCGAACCAGTGGCCACCGTCACCGCGTTCGCCTGCGCGAACAGATCGTCGAGCCTGGGCATCACCGTGCGGGTAAAAAAATCGGCGTTCACCTCGATCACTTTCGCGGCCAGCACAATGGCTTCATCGGCGGCCAGGTCATCAACCCAGGCACGCGGCTTGCCAACGGCGATGGATACCGCCGTGAGCAGGTCGTCGCCCTGCTGCCCGAACAAGGCCAGCCAGTCGATGCCCTCGCCGTTGATCTGCTGCATCACCGGCGTGATGGCGCGCAGGAAAGCAGGCATCTGGCCGACCTTCAGTGGCTTCACGCTGACGGTTTCACCGGCCAGCGTGATCTCGCAGGCTTGCGGAACGAGCTTGTCCAGATCACTCATGCTCGCCTCCCTCACAGTTGCACGATGCGGCCGAACTGGCCGAGCAGCGCGTCATAGGGTTTGGTGGTGTCGGCCAGGAGCGAGCCTTCCAGCTCGAACTTGTTGTACTCGTCCGAGATGAAAGAGATTTCCTTCAGCGGGTCGAAGGCCACGCGGTACAGCTCAACCAGCACCTTGGCGTTACCCTGTGCGGTGTTGATGCCTTCCAGTCGCAGGTAACGCTCGGGCACCGATTGCGTGAAGATGCCGATCTCGGTGGCCGCGCCGTAGGTGTAGGCGGCCTTGAACGGCGCGGTGAAGCCGGTGGTATCCAGAAACTGGAGGGCACCGAAGTCGGTGTCTGCCGTGTAGTGCGTGCCTGCGGTCAGCGTGGCGGGCGTGCCTGCCGAATCGGTGACCACCAGCGCCGACACCTTGGGGTGAGCGAGGAAGTAACGGTCGCCGACCACGGGCGTCGCGCCGCCGATGGGTTCGGCGGTGACCGTGCCGGTGCTGCCGGTGACGTGGTTGCCGTACAGCGCCAGGGCGAGGTTCTCCTTGGTGAACTCCTCGATGGTCAGCTGAACCGTGGCCGATTTCTGCTTGACCATCCGGTGATCCAGCGAACGCTGGCCGGTCTGGCTCTCGTAGTGTTCCAGCACATCGGTCTTGAGCGAGAGCTTCAACTCGGCCACGTTGCCGGGTGAGCGCACTTCGATGGGCAGACCGTCGATGTCGCGCTTGCCGAGAAAACCCCGCCCCTGAAAACTGGCGTAGGTGCTCATGATTTGGGTTCCTTGCGATGAGAGGTGGTGGGTTTGGGTTCGATGGGCTTGTCGCCACCCTCCGGTGGCGGCGCAGGTTCAGGCTGACGGTCGAGACGGGCAACGCCGTTGGCGATGAGCCAGTCGGCGCTGCTGCTGTCCACATCGAGCCGCTCGCCTGCCTTGTGGGGCTTGCCCGCGTGCGTGTGCGCTTGGGTCAGAACAATGGAAGTCATGGGTGTCATCCCTTGGTTGAAAGATCGGTGTCGAGCGTGCGGTAGGTGATCGCGTAGCGCGCTGGAATGGCGGCGGCCACGGCGTCGGCGTCCTCGATGTCCCACTCGCATTCCTGCTCTTGGATGCCGAGCGCCAGATCGCCCAGATTCCGTTTGGCCAGCAGCGCGGCGTGGGCAGCGGTAAGCAGCCGGTCGGCTTCGGTTTCTGGCGTGGCGGGCGGTACTGCGCGAGCGAGCGCGACAAGGCGCACGACCAGCACGCGCGTGACGCGGTCATTGGCGCGTTCAGTGATGGATTCGGACTCGGGGAACACCACCAGCGCCGGACATTGCTTCCAGCTGATGGCCACCGTGGGCGAACGGTGCAAGGTGGCTCCGAGCGCCAGGGCCGACGGGCGGACAGCGTCCAGCACCGCGAGCAGAATCTGCTCACGGATTGAGTTGGCAGCCATCGGTCAAAGCCTCGTGAGCTTGGCGCGCATCTCGGTGCCATCGCCCAGCGCCCGGACATCGCGCACCTGATAGGTCACGCCACCGACATTGACCGTATCGCGCACGGCCAGCCCCACGAACACCGACGCCGGATAGGTGATCGCGTAGTCGGTGTTCAGGGTCAGGCCATCGAGCGCCGTGTCGTCCGGTGCGGAGAAGCCGACCTGCCGGGTCTGGGCGGCCCCTCCACCGGCAGGAAACCAGCGGCAGCGCACCGTAAGGCCCGCGTTCGCTGCGGCGCTGTAGACCTGCTCGACCAGGCCCATTACGCGATCTCCAGCTTCACCAGCAGTTGCGGGCGGTGGCACAGCGGCAGCGGGTTGGCCTGTGTGTGCAGGTCGGTGCCACGGTCGAACTTGCGCGGCTCCTGCTTGGCATACAGCGGCAGCGCCACCGTATTGGCCGTCTCGTTGAAGTCGGCGGGCGCGTAGTAGGTGGCGAAGGTGTCCATCGTGCCCAGGGGGAAGGCGTGGCCCTCGTCGTCCTCGACAAAGCGGCGCACGCCGCCACCCGGCGCGGTGGCCTTGCCGCGATGCTCCTCGAAGGTGATGCCGCAGAAGGTGAAACCCGAGCGCATATCCGAGCGCAGCACCAGACCATCCTGATACCGCTTGTAGGCTTCCACGACATCGTCGTGCTTGACCAGCGCCTCGAAGAAGTCCTTGCCGACGAACACATGAACGCCGCTCATCCGCTCGCCTTGCAGGTTCTCCTCGATGTAGCGCAGCAGTTCGCGGCAGGCCTGGCCCACATTGAAGCCGCTGTTGTGCGTGGCGATGTCCCACTGGAAGGACTTGGGCGTGATGCCGAACTCGGTGAAAAGGTTGTAGATCACGCTGCCGTCGGCATCAAGGATCAGCCCCTTGAGCGCACCAAAGCGCAGATGCTCCAGGGTGATCGCGTGCTTGTTGCGCATCGTCTGCAGGTGCTGCGCCATCACACCCGCCACCGTCTGCAATTCCGTCTCTGAGCCGAAGGCGCGGATGCCCTGGACTTCCTCGGGCAGCACCACATCGTCGTGCGGGATGTGGGGGATGTGGAACGAGCGCACGTTGCGCTTGCCGCGCACGCCCACGGTGCCAGGTGAACCCACGGGCATCGTCGGCAGCAGGGTCAGCACGCCGTTTTGCTGCTCGACAATGATCGAGCGAAAACGCTGCGGGCGGTCGACGAACAGGCCCATCTGGGCCAGCCGGTCGTAATTGTTGGGCAGGATGTTGATGGCGGCGGTGAGCGCCGACATCGAAAACGCTGGGTTCTCGAAAATGTTCTGCATGGTCAGACTCCTTGACGGACGAGGACGCCCAGCGCCTTGAGCTGGGCAATGGCCGCCAGTTGTTCGGCGGAGGTGATGGCATCGGGCCACGCGAGCGCGTGTTCGGAGACGATGGCGTGGCGGCTGATGAGCAGGCCGTCGTTGCGATCAGCGGTGCTGGCATCGCAGGGCTGGATCAGCACACCGGCGGCGACCTGCGTGCCGTCGTCGGCAGACGGGTCGATCTGCTTGTACTTGCCGCTGGCGGTGACGATGCCCAGCACCGCGCCCAGCGGCAGGTTCTGGCCTGCTGCGACGGTGATGCGCTCGCGCGAGTAGAGGTTGGGCGCTTCGTACTTGAGCAGATCGCCCAGATTCATCGGTTCAGTGAAGGTGGGCATGTCAGATCTCCTTCTTGGCGGACTGCGCGGCGAGTTGCTTGGCCGCGTCGATCAGCGGGTTGCTGGCCGGAGGCTGCGCGGCGTCAGGTGCGATGCGGCTGGTGATTTCCGGACTGGCTTCGGCCTGCGCGACCAGAAGCTGGCTGCGCACCTGGGCGGGTGACGTGTTGGTTTCGAGAAAACCCGCGATCAGGTCGGCACGACCGGCAAGCTGGCAGGTCTGCGCGATCTCGACGGCGTCGGCCACACTCAAGGTGGCAGTGGCGGGCGGTTGAATGTCACTGTCAGCAGGATCGGCCAGAGGCCGGTCAAGCGCAGCGGTGTCGGTTAGATCAGTCATCAATGACTCCTTGGGGTGGTTGCAGGAAAGGCCCGCCCGCGTGACCAGGGCCACGGGCGTCGGGTTGGGGGAAAGGGATGCGTGCAGTTGCGCCAGCGCCTCGTCGAAGCTGCCGATGGCGTCGGCAAGACCCATGGCCACAGCCGCCTGCCCGAAGAACAAACCGGCCTCGGTGTCGCGCACGGCGGATGCCTCGATGCCCCGGTGACGGGCCACCGTCTCGACGAACAGGCCATAGATGCGATTGACCTCGGCCTTGAGGAAGGCGTGGGCCTCGCTGGAAATCGGCTCGTGCAGGTTGAGGTCGTTCTTGCGCTCGCCCGCGTACACGGCGGTGTAATGAACGCCGTCCTTCGCATCCTTCTGGGACTGGTCGACGTGCATCGCAATCACGCCAATCGAGCCAACGCCGCCGGTGCGCGAGACAAACACCCGGCTGGCAGCGGACGCCAGCGCATAGGCCGCCGAGAAGGCCATGTCATTGGCCACGGCCCAGACCGGCTTGATCTGGCTGGCGGCGCGGATACGGTCGGCCAGATCGAACACGCCGCCCGACTCGCCACCGGGCGAATCAATGTCGAACAGGATGGCCGACACCGCCGGATTGCCGATGGCGGCGTCCAGTTGCGCGGCAAGGCCGGTGTAGCTGGTCAGGCCCGACTCGGCCTCCAGCCCCACGGTACGGCGCACCAGCGTGCCGTGGATGGGGATCACGGCCACACCGGGTGGCACTGTGGTGGCGACGGGTGGGCGCTCGGGCGGTGTGTAGCCCGCAGCGGAGGGCAGATCGGCCATCCCCACGCGGGGGCCGAGCACGGCCAGGATCACGTCAAGTTTGGGGCGATGGATGGCCAGCGGCACGCCAAACAGGCGCGCCGCCAGATGGGGCAGCACGGGCATGGGATTCCTCTTGAAAAAAGTCAGGCACTCAGCCCGACAAGCCGAGGTCGCTGTCATCGGGCGCGAGCGGGTCGCGGCTGGGTTTGGCGATGGAGCCGTCCCGCGTCGTGTAGCGGGCGTCGGAGTCGAAGATCAGACCAAGGTCGTCGGCACGCTGGTTGTCGGCAGCGATCTCCCTGTCGATGTCCTAGGCGTCGTAGCCGTTGGCCGAGATGGCTTCCGAGCGCGACATCAGGCCGGAGCGGATCGCCAGCAGCATCGCCTTGAACTCCTTTTCTGGATCGACCCATTGCCAGCCCTGCGGCACCCACTTCGCCGCGAGGTACTGGCGACGCCGCGCAGGCCCGCCACGCGCGAACCCGGGTGCATCCAGCACCCCGGCAAGCACGGCCTGCTTCATCCATGCGGCCCACACCGGGCGGCACAGCTGATGCACCAGCACGCCGTGCTGCACCATCTCGCAGCGGCGGCGAAACTCCAGCATCCCGGCACGGATGGACGAGTAGTTCACGCCGGTCAGATCGCCGGTCAACTGCTCGTAGGTGATGCCGATGGCGGCGGCCACGGCCCGGAACTGTGTGCGCAGAAACTCCGAGTACGAACCGCCCACATCTGCCGGGTCGGAGAACTTGATGTCCTCACCCGGCTCCAGAATCTGCAAGGTGCCGGGTTCCAGTCCGGCGAGCGCGATGCCGTCGGCATCCGTCGCGCCTTCACCCATCAGGTTGTCCTCGGGGTTCTGGCGCGTGACGAAACCGGCAAACATCGCGGCAGTTTTCTTGCGCACCAGCTCGGCGTCGTCGTATTGATCCAGCTCGTTCAACTTGACCAGCGCGCGCGACAGCCACGGTTCGCCCCGGATCTGCCCCGGGCGTAGCACGCGGAACAGATGGACGATCTCCGCAGCCGGGATGCGCACCGTGTCCATGCCGCCGTGGCCGGACATCGGCGCAAGACCGTCATCCTCGGGATGCGAGCGGTACAGGTGGTAGGCCACACGCCGCCCCATCTTGTCGAACTCGATGCCCGAGCGCACCGTGTTGCCTGGGCTGGAAGCCCCTCCGGTAGCGGGCAGATCGGTGTTGAGCGAGATCGGCAGATGCTCCGGTTCCAGCAGTTGCAACTGCAAGGGCACCGAAAGACCATCCTCCGGACGGCGCGGACGCAGACGGATCAGGCATTCGCCGCCTTCTAGCATCGCCCGACAGGCCAGCGCCTGCAGGCCGTAGAAATCGGTCTGCCCTGCCGCGTCGGCTTCCTCCACCCAATCGCGCCACAGCGCCTGCACGGCGGTCTTGAAGCCTTCGTCATCCGACAGGCTTTGCGGCTTGATGCCCGTGCCGACCGCGTTGGCGACAAAGGCTTCGATACCGGCCTGCGCCCACGCATTGCGGCGCACGAGGTCGCGGCTTTTGATGCGCAACTCGGTGCTGGTGGCCAGCATCGCCGCCACCGCGCCAGGGTTTCCGGGTGTCCACGCCAGTGCGCGGCGGCCACGGCCTGCGGCTTCGTGGACAGGCTGCTGGCCGAACAGGCTGCGCAGCTTGCCAAACCAAGTCGCTCGCGTTCGTGATGCTGTCCAGGCCATCAGAACCCCTTTGCCGTCGTGACGCGGATCTGGCGCTTGGCGGGTGTGCCCCGGCTGCGTGCGATCTCGGACTCGACCGTGCGGATGGCTGCCTGCAGTTCGTCGATGCTGCGGTATTCGACCGTCTTGTCGCCGAAACTCACGCGGCGCTCGCCCGTGGCCAAGGCCTTCCGGAGCGTTCTGAGTTGTGCATTGGTGTAGGTCACGGTGTCCTCATCGAGTCAACCAGCGGCTCTTGATGACGCGCCTGCCGGTATTGCGGTTGCCAGAAACAGCGAGGCCACCGCTGGGGGTGGCCTCGTTCAATTCGATGTCGTGGATGGGCGGCGGCTCATCCGGCGGGGGCGCTACCCCGATCTGTCGCTCCAGTTCGCGCCAGTGGCGTTCCTCGAAGCGATCCAGTCCCGCGTTGGACGCGGCGGCGCGGGCGTACACGTAGCAGTCCAGCGCCTCGTTGCGCTCGCGCATCTTTTGCCATTCCCGCACGGGGAAGCCGTTGCGGTCGCGGCGGGTCGTCAGTTGCTCGGCGCACAGTTGCTGCAGGTACTCGGCATCCACCTTGGGCAGGTGGACGAAGCCGGTGGGGTAGCCAATCGCGACCCCATCCTCGGCCACCTCCGGCATCTTGCGCAGGTTGTTGTAAAGCTCCAGTTTGGCGATGCCGCCCGCCACCGAGTACACCTTGATGCCCCGGCGCAGCTTCTTGCCGCCCTGCGTCATATCCACTGCCGTTGGCGTGCCAATCAAGGCCGCGCCACGTGCCACGCCCTTGACGGCCATCACACGCGGATCGTGGCAGGCACGCACGAAGGCGTAGGCTTCCTGAGTGGCAAAGCCGGTGTCCAGCGCAAGGCGTGCCAGCGGCATCGGCGCTCCGCAAGCGTGCGTCCAGTGCTCGGCCAGCATCGCGGCCAGGGCTTTCCACACCGCGTCCCGCGCCGTATCCCCCATCAGCACGCGGTGCTCGATCAGCCAGGACTCCTTGCCACGCCCGAAGGCCCACACCGACACCTCGATGCGATCCTTTTGCACGTCGGCCCCAGCGACCAGCAGCAGACCGCCAGAGGGCACGCTGCCAATCCGGTAGTCCTCCCGGCGCTCGACCAACCGCTGCCAGTCGGGCGCTTCGCCTTCTTCGACCCAGGTCTCACCCAATTCGGTGTTTTTGAAGGTCTTGATAGCGGCGGCCGATCCCGATTCCTTGTTGACCGCCGCTTCCCACGCTGCGGCGATGTCACGCCACGCGCGCCAGCCCACCGGGCTGTACAGCGACGAGAGGTGAAACCCCGCCGTTTTGCCTTCGCCCATCGCCCGCCACTCACCACGCTCCAGCATCCAGGTCTTGTGGTGCTCGGCAATCGCCGTGTCGCAGGACTCGCAGACATAGGCCGCCGTCTCCGGCTGACCCTTGTCCCAGCGTAGTTGCTCAAAGCGCAGCCATTGCAAGTGATTGCAGTGCGGGCACGGCACGAAATAGCGACGCTGGTCGCTGGCCTCGTACTCGCGCTCGATGGCGCTCGCCCCGGAGATCGTCGGTGTCGAGACGATGAAGATCTTGCGGCGTGCGAAGGTGCGCGTGCGCGCCTCGGCCAAGGAGATTGCATCGCCTTCGCCCTCCACATCCAGCGGGTAGCCGTCCACCTCGTCGAGGAACAGATAGCGCACCGGCATCGAGCGCAGGCCCACGGCGCTGTTGGCCCCGGTCATCACCAGCACGCCACCACGGAACTCCTTGGCCAGGATGGTGTTGCCCGAATCCCGTGAGCGCGCCGGAGCGATCAGTTCCGCCAGCGCCGCCGACTCCTCGATCAGCGGGTCGATCCGCTGTTTCGAGTTGCGCTTGGCCATCTCCACCGTCGGCCACACCGCCATCATCGGCCCCGGCGCGTGGTGGATCACATAGCCAATCCAGTTGCTGCCCATCTCGGTTGCGCCAAGCTGGGCCGCCTTCATGAACACCACGCGCTCGACTGGCGAGGTCGGCGACAGGCAATCCATGATGTCCTTCAAATACGGCGTGCGGCTGGTGCGCCAGCGCCCCGGCTCGGCGGACGCCTTGCTTGAAAGCATCCGGTGCCGATCCGACCACTCCGAGACGGTGAGCAACGGGTCGGGTGTCAAGCCGTCGCGCCACGCACGTTCGATCTCCTGCGCACCTTCGTAATCGTTCATCGTTGTCAATCCCCGATCAATCGACTCTGGGGCGCAGTTCGCCCAATTCGATCAGGTGCTCGCGCACAGCGGCTTCCAGCGCGACGTGCATCTGGTGCGCATCGACGCCGAGCGCTGAGGCCATCTGCCCCGAGATGCGTGCTGGCCAGTTGAGCCAGGCATCGCGTTCGATGCGTGCCAGCTTGAAAACGTGCGCCACGGCCTGCGCCCGATCCACCAGTTCCTTCTTGCGGTGCGCCAACTCCACCTTGTTGAGTTGGGCCTTGAGCACTTCGTTGACGGTGCGCGCTTGCAGCAGCGAGGTGCCGCCCGCGGACAGCGGTGGCGTGCTCGGCTCGGGTGCCTCGTGCGGCGGCGCTGTGCCTGCGGTGGCGGGCCGCGCTTTTGGGGTGGCGTGCTTTTGCGGCGCAACAGCCCGACGTGGTTGCAGTGTGTTTTGTGCCCACTGCGCGTCAGCAGTGTCCGGATCAATCGTGCCGTCCGGCAGTGCGGTGATCCGTCCGGTGTCGATGGCCTTCTTCACGGCCACGTGCGACACGCCACGGTGGCGCGCGTAGGCGCGAATCGAGAGTCCGTTCATGGCCTTCAAGGTCACCTTCAATCATTTGTTCGCTTATTTGCCACTGGGTCTGCGAATTGAGCTTGGCTTCCATCGGAAACAGCGCGTTCATTGCATCGTCATCCACCAAGCACGAAGGAGCAGCAAATGACCATCCAACTCACCCCGGCCCAGCACGCCATCCTCGCCAAAGCCATCAACACCAGCGCGGGCAAGATCGAATGGTTCCCCGACAACATCAAAGGCGGCGCACGCAAGAAGGTGCTGGACGGCCTGTTCAACCGCGCCCTGATTACGCCCGATGGCCAGGGCTGGCGCGTTGCCGCCGAGGGCTACGACGCCTTGGGCATGAAGCGCCCCCACGTCAACGCCGAGCACATCTCCAAGTTCGAGGCCAAACTCGACGCGATCATTGCCAACGCCGAAGCGGCGCAAGACGACACCGCAGACGCGGACGCAGAACTCGAAGCCGCCGTCGCGCAAGCCGAGGCATCCTTCAAAACACCCGAAAAAACGCCCCGCACCCGTGAAAACAGCAAACAAGCCGAGGTAATCCGGATGCTGCAACGACCCGAGGGGGCAACCATCGGCCAGATCTGCACGGCTACCGGCTGGCAGGCGCATACGGTGCGCGGCACGTTTGCCGGCGCCTTCAAGAAAAAGCAGGGCCTGACCATCGTCTCGGACAAGCCCAAGGGTGGCGAGCGGGTGTACCGCATCGCCTGATGGCATTTACCTCAACAGACGGGTCAGCCCATCCCAGGCATCCACGATGGGGGGCCGATCGCGAGGATCAGTAAATCCCACCTCCTCCAGCGTCCAATGGCCACGGCCAAACTGGCACATGCCGCAGGCGGCGACCAGATTGGATTCCTCATTGGTACCGCCCCGACTGTGCGGCAGGATGTGGTCCAGGGTAGCGGTCAGCGCACTCAAACCATGGTGCTTTTCCCGGTTGGCTCGCCCCCATCGGGCGACCGATGGGTACAACTCGACCAGACGTCTTCTGGCCAGGGGCGAAATGATGCGTATCTCACAGAACCGGCACCGCCAACCATCCCTTTGGTAGATCCCGTATTCGACCGAGGCACTGGGCATGCGCTGTTTGACCCGATCTGCCACCACTTCGGTGGGCATGCGGGACTGCCAATGGATCGCCGGGTCAATTTTTCCGGTGATTCGTTGGGAAAACTCACTGAGTACGGCCAGGTCGGCTTGGACAATCCACTGCTCAGCCTCCTCATCTTGTCCCCGCAGCACGGCATCAGCCGCCAGAGACAAGCGATCGGCAGCCAATGCCAATTCTGGAATAGGCGGCAGGAAACACTGACGGGATCTGTCCGATGATTGAATCATCGGGGAATTGTCTCGCAACAGACTTGGCTTCTCAATCGAACAGCGCGTTACTAGGGGTGTCGCAACGATCAACTCGAAGGAGCAGCCACCATGACCACCAACCAGATCCCCGCCACCCAGAACGAAGCCTGGGGCTTTTGGGGCACGATGAACGAGCACGCCAGCGCCGGGTGGCCCCTGGCGATGGCTGCCATCTCGGACGCCACCAGCCAGCCCCTCGAATCGGTGAGGGTCTTCCTCGACAGCCGTCACGGCCGCCACTTTGCCGACGACGTCCAGAACGGTCTTTACGAGGGCAAGGTTCTGGCAGACGCGATCAACGCCGCCACCCAACGCTGGATGGGTTGGACGATTGGCCGCCAGACCAGCAAGCAGTACGGCATCCCGCGCGGCCTGCCTTACCTGACGGGCTTTGTGATTCACTGCGAGATCGTCGAGGAATCTTTGGCCGCCTGATCGAGCACCGCGCCATCCGCCTCGCGGGTGGCCTGCTTGCCGGTGAACTCCTCCCACCGGCGCACGATCACGTCGACGTACTTGGGGTCGAGTTCGATCAGCCGCGCAACGCGGCCTGACTTCTCTGCGGCGATCAAGGTCGTGCCCGAACCACCAAACGGGTCAAGCACCACGTTGCCAGGGCGGCTCGAATTGCGGATCGCGCGCTCGACCAACTCCACCGGCTTCATCGTCGGGTGCAGGTCGTTCTTTTGCGGCTTCTTGATGTTCCAGACGTCGCCCTGGTCCCGGTCGCCACACCAGTGGCGTGTCGCCCCGTCGGGCCATCCGTACAGAATCGGCTCGTACTGGCGCTGGTAGTCGGCGCGGCCCAGGGTGAAGGTGTTTTTCGCCCAAATGATGAAGGTTGACCAGTGGCCGCCCGCCGCGCGAAAGGCCGATTGCAGAGTGTCCAGTTCGCTGGACGACATCGCCACGTAGATGGCGCCCCGGCAGTGCGCCACCGTCGGGGTGAGCGCCGCCAGCAGGAAGTCGCAAAAGCCTTCGCCCAGGTTGTCGTTGAGGATGGCGCGATCCTTGCCGCGCATCTTGTCCTTGGCGCTGTTGGCGTAGTTCACGTTGTAGGGCGGATCGGTGAACACCATGTCCGCCGCGTCACCCTGCATCAGCCGGTCGTAGTTCTCGGCCACGGTGGCATCACCGCACAGCAGCCGGTGCTGGCCCATGATCCACACGTCGCCCGGGCGGGAGATCGGCGTCTCGGTAACATCGGGCACTGCATCTTCGTCGGTCTGGCCATCAAAGTCCGGCTCATCGCCTGCGATCAGTTCGGCCAGGGCGTCGGCGTCGAAGCCGGTGATGTCCAGATCGAAGCCTTCCAGCTGCAAGGCGTCCAGTTCGATCCGCAGCACGTCCCAATCCCAGCCCGCGTTCTCGGCAATGCGGTTGTCCGCGATGACCAGTGCGCGGCGCTGGGTTGGTGTCAGGTGATCGAGTACGACCACCGGCACGATCTCCAGCCCCAGCTTCTGGGCGGCGGCGAGCCGACCGTGGCCCGCAACAATGATGCCGTCGCTGCCCGCGAGAATCGGGTTGGTGAACCCGAACTCGGCAATGCTGGCGGCGATCTGCGCCACCTGATCATCCGAGTGCGTTCGCGCATTGCGGGCGTAGGGAAGCAGTTTGGCCGTCGGCCACTGCTCGATCTTGTCAGCGAGCCAACTCATACCGCCACCTCTGCATCAACGGCAGCAGCGCGCTCGGCGGCGACTTGCTCGAAGGATTGGCCGGTGGCGATCAGAGTGATCGGCACGCCGGGATGATTCTGCTGGAAGCGTTTGATGGCCACGTCCACGTACTCCGGCGCGATCTCCACGCTGCGGCAGATGCGGCCCGTGCGCTCGGCCGCCAGCATCGTCGTGCCGCTGCCGCCAAAGGGTTCATACACGGTGTCACCCGCGTCGGTGTAAGCCTCGATCACGAACTGCGGCAGCGCGATCGGAAACACGGCGGGATGGTCGATGTCCTGACCGATCTTGCCCTTGTGCCGCATCACGCGGATCACGCTGTCGGGGATGCGCGTGTCCTGCGTAGGCTGCCCCTTGTGCGTCCAGCCACCGACTTCGCCATCCTTGCCACGCATCGCGGTGGACGAGCCATCGGCGCGCAGGTGCGACTCCTGACCTGCGTGCTTGCAGGGCACGATCTTGTTGGCTTGCGACTTTCACGATTGAAGTGAAAAACGAACTCGAAGCTCGGAGCCAGTCGGCCCTGCCAGTCACCGGGCATTCCCGGCCCTTGATCCCAGACGTACCACGCGAAGCGCCGCCAGCCCTGCTGGCGCATCCACTCGAGCCAAGCATCCCAATACGGGATCACTTCGTTGTCACGGTGGATAAGGCCCAGATTGACCAGCACCTGGCCGCCCTCCGCCATCGGCAGGTGGGCGAATACACCGCGCATCAGGCCATCCCAATCGCTGATGCCGCCCGAGGTGTAGTCGCGCTGGTTGCCGTAGGGTGGCGAGGTGAAGCACAACTGTGCCGTGTCGCCGTTCATCAGCGCGGCGACCATGCTTCGATCGGTGGCGTCACCACAGATCAGGCGATGCTGACCGATGGCCCAGACATCGCCGGGGCGCGACACCGCCACGACGGGCGCATCCGGCACATCGTCCGCAGCATCCGGCTCGTCAGGTTCTGGTTCCACCTCGGCATCAGGCTCCGTGTCCAGCACATCACCAGCGAGCAGTGCCTCGATCTCGGCATCCTCGAAGCCCGTCAGGGCAAGGTCGTACCCAGCCTCGGACAGGTCGGCCAACTCCAGCGCCAGCATTTCCTCGTCCCAGCCGGCATCGAGCGCCAAGCGGTTGTCCGCGATCACCAGAGCGCGCTTTTGCGCCACGGTGAGGTGGGCCAGTTCAATCACCGGCACCTCATCCAGCCCCAGCTTGCGGGCAGCGGCCAGACGCCCGTGTCCGGCAATGATGCCGTTGTCGCCATCGACCAGGATCGGGTTCGTCCAGCCGTACTCGACGATGCTGGCCGCGATCTTGGCGATCTGGCTGTCGGCATGCGTGCGCGGATTGCGGGCATAGGGAATCAGCGCCTCGACCTTGCGGTACTCGACGTTGAGCGTGTTCAAAGTGGAAATCCCAAAAACAAAACCCGCCAAGCGTTGCCGCCGGACGGGTTGGAGTGAGTGATGAATCTGGGACAGTGGTAACTGCGCCTTGGGGTGGTAACCGGGGCCGGTAACCTGCCCACTGGTAACCTTGCCCGCGCTCTGACGCTAAAAAAGCGTCGCGCTCGCGCCCCCCGCATGGGATTTTCGGCAGGAAGGGCCCATTTTCCCCCGGCCACTCGCCGAACCGTCACCGCTGTCCAGAAGGTAGCTGAATATTACGCTCGGCAGCCGCGATTTGTTGCAGTCGATCCGAGCCGCAAAAAGGACAAACACGACAAAACGGGGACAATCCATCAACGCATTACCCTACGTTGCTCAGGAAGTTGGACGGTCACTGTCCGGCTTTCCATTCAGTGCTTCGGCCACGGTCTCCAACGCCTTCTGCCACCGACGCCACGCCGTCGTCCGGTCGCAGCCGAAGCGTCCACAGATGTTCCGCCACGGCTGACGGTCGCTGCGCATCCACACCAGATGGCGCTGCTCGACCTCCAGCCACTGCATCCAGCGCATCGTCTCCAGCATCCGATCAATCGCGTCAGGGCTGGGAGGGAAGTAGTGGCGCGGCTGCTCGTCAGCCGACAAGCGCTCCCACTGCTGGCGCACGATGATGGGCCAGACGTTGAAGTAGCCCTGCACACGCACGGGCGGCAGGCGTCGTCCGGTGCTTGCTGCTTCCTCAAAGCGTGCCGCCACGTCGTCAATCGTCCACGGTGTTCGACGGTTAGCCATGATGCCGTCCTCCCTTGCCGTAGAGACGCTCGCCGATCTGGCGTACCAGTTCACGCTCCATCCAGTCGAGACGATCATCGTCGGGTGACACGACCAGGATGTGCTGGTCGCGCCAGCCGCGTTGCTTGATGGCGTCCACATCCTGGACGTCAGGCTGGAGTCGCCCGAGCGGGCATCGGTATTGGGGTGTCGGAATCTTCATCTCACACCTCCTGTTCCAGATCGTGCTGCGCGATGGCCCAGTGCAGCAGCGCCAACGCGTCGGCCTCGTTGTCGTCGGACGGAGCGTGGCCGCGCGCGGTGACGGATGCGATCACATCCCCTTTGCCCGCATTGCCTTTGCCGGTGGCGTGCTTCTTGATCGTGCCGACCGGCACGCCCTGGTATGGAATCTGGTGGTGCTCGCACCAGGCGGTGAGCGTGGCCAGGAATCCGCCGTAGGCGTGGGCCGCATCGGTCGAGACGTGGCGGCGGACTTCCTCGAAGTGCAGCGCGTCGATGCCGTCGCAAGATTGCTTGATCTCCGTGAGCCAACGTTTGAAGCGAAGGAAGCGCATTCCGCCGCCTTCGAATCGCTGCGGCCGGAAGCTCTCGGAACCGCTGGTGATGTGGCCGTCGCTGTCGCGCAGCGCCCAGCCAGTGGCGGTGCCCAAGTCGAGGGCGAGGATGGTGGTGGTCATTGTGTCAGTCCTTGCTTGGCGCTGATCTGACGCAGCTGACACGGGATGTCGAAACTCTCCATGAGGCGCGTGCACGCGCACGTGTAGGGGTAACGACAAACAGCGTCAGCTGCGTCAGACCGCGTGGTTTTCATGAGGTCAGTTGTCCGCGTAGGGGGTGTAGGAAGGCGTCGGCGGGTGCTTGAGGCCAATGCCCTGAAACCCGCGCACGCCCACGCCGTTGCGCCATTTCTCGATTCCGCGTGTGATGAGCAGATCGGAGAAGCGACGTTGCGCGCCGACAAACTCGCCAGCGGCGTCAGCCCACTGCTTCCAGTCGGTGAACAGTTCGGCGGTCAGAGACTTGGCATTCGGGGTGCGCACACAGCGCTCATCGAGCCAGCGACCCAGCGCGTCCTCGGCCTCGAAATACTCCTCGGTGGCATCCACCACGCGTTGCGGAGGATCGAGCCGACCGTGGCGCTGCCAATCCAGACAGCCCTGCACGGCCCACGCGAGGATGCCGTCGCGTTCGGCCAGCAGCTTGTGTTGCAGGTTCTTGTCTCGCTGCTGCGGCGGCACGGTGATCGTGAACGGGATCAAGTGCAGACGCCGCTTCATCGCCTCATCGATGTTGCGGATGGCGGGCTTGTGGTTGCCCGCAACGAACAACTTGAATTGCGGAAAGAACTCGAAGAAGTCCTGGCGCATGAAGCGCGCCGCGATCTTGTCGCCGCCAGTCAGGTTCTTGAGCTTGGACTCGGCCCAGCGCTTGCCCTGTTCGGTTTCGATGGCCGCCACGAAACGTGCGCCGCGCAGACCCGCCATATCGGTCGGGTGCCGGTCGGTGCGCGTTTCCATGAAGGTGTCCATCGGCGCGTTGGTCGCGTAGTCGCCGAGGATGGTGGCCAAGGTGTTCACGAACACCGATTTGCCGTTCGCGCCCGTGCCGTACAGGAAGAACAGCGCGTGCTCCTGCGTCGAGCCGGTCAGCGCGTAGCCGACCATCCGTTGCAAATAGGCCTGAAGCTCTTTGTCGCCACCGGTGACCTCGTCGATGAACTGCTTCCACGTCGGGCAGTCGCCGCTGGGCGTGGCCGTGGTGATCTTGGTCATCCGGTCGGCACGCTCGTGCGGGCGCATCCGGCCTGTTTTGAGATCGACCACGCCGCCCGGCGTGTTGAGGAGCCACGGATCGGCGTCCCACTCGTCCGTGGTGGCCGCGTGCCTGCGATCCGCGCGCGCCAGCCGCTCGACACCGCCGACCGTACTGGCACTGGCCAACTTGACGGCGACCTTGGGGTTGTCAGCACGCACGGCGGCCTGGCGGCAGACGCTGCGGATCAGATCGGTGGCGGCGAGCGTGTCCTCGGTGCGCCAGCGCTGCCCGTCCCACACCAGCCAACGTCCCCAGGTGGCCACATAGCGCCAGTCACGGTGATAGCGCCGGGTGAAGGACAGCGCCAGCGCATCCTCGGTGCCCCAGACGGACTCGTCGCTGCTGACCACCGGCTCGGCCTCGTCGGTGACGTCGTGCATTTGCAGGCGCGGGCCGTGGGTGAGGAAGGTGGCGACATCGAAACCCTCAGCGATGGCGTCCGCCGCGTCCCAGCCCTCGGCGGCCTCCTCGGGCGGGTACAGGATGTGGCAGGACTTCGCCCCCGCCGACAGGATGGCCTGCGCCGCTTGCGTGGCGTACTCCCAGCCCGGTTTGTCGCGGTCGGGCCAGATCAGCACGGCCTTGCCCGCCAGCGGCGACCAGTCGGTCTTGTCGACCGGGGCGTTGGCACCGTGCATGGCTGTGGTGGCAACGATGCCCGCGTCGATCAGGGTCTGGGCGCATTTCTCGCCTTCGACCAGCACCACTTGGACGGCATTGAGCATTCCGGGCTGGTTGTAGAGCGGGCGCGGATTGGGCGGCGTCATCTTGCGCCGCTTGGCGTCCCACGGGCGGAACTGCTTCTTCTGCCCGGGCGGGTCGTAGCGGTAGACGACGGCAATGAGATGCCCGCTCGCATCGAGGTAGTCCCACTTCGCCGTGGCGGGACCAAGCTCGTCGACGGGCATATCTTTCTTGCCAGAGCGGCGCACCGGCATTTCGCGGGCACGACCTAGCAGTTCGGCCGCCGCGTCCAGCACACGCTGGAAGTCGGTGTGGATGTTGAGCGCCAAATGTCCGGCAATGAGATTGAAGATGTCGCCGCCGTCGCCTGTGGCACGATCCGTCCACAGCCCAGCTTTTTCACCATCGAGCACGACCTCAAGGCTGTCGCCGGGACTGCCCAGCACGTCACCGATCAGGAAATTGCCCCGGCGTTTCTTGCCTGCTGGGAACAAGGTGGCGAGCACCGAGGGCAAACCGGCGATCAAGCCTGCCCGCAGCGCCTCGCGTTCGCTGTCATCAAAAGTGCGTCGGGTTTCGGCTGGTTTTGAGGTGTCGTTGAAGTCAAGCATCGACACCTTCCTTGTCCGATCCTTCGGCCTGATCCTCGTCCCGTTTCTTGACGGCGGCGCTGCGTGCCGCCCAAGCGGACAGTTCGGACAAGCGATAGCGCACAAGCCCACCCATCAGGTAATGCGGAATCCGGTACTTGTTGCGCATCGCGTGATCGGCGAACCAGTAGTACGGCAGACGCAATGCAGCCGCAGCCTGCTTGGCATCGATCATGGGATCGATGGCAGTCGTCGGGGTGTGTTTGTCAGTCATTCCTGCGTCCTCCAGCAGCGGTCTTGCCACGCGCACATCCGGCATTCGAAGTGGGTCGGATCGTGAAAGGCGCGCGGCAGAAGCTCGCCTGCCTCGGTGGCCGTGATGACCTTCACCGCCCGGTCCGACATGCGCTGGGCCAGTGCTGCGTCAAAGGGCACAAGCTCGGTGTAGACCTCCATCGTGTCGGCGTTGAGCGCCGTGAAGATGGCCGGGTGCTCGTGCAGTTCGAGATAGGCCTGATAGATCGCCACTTGCGCCGCGTAGATGGGCTTGGAGATGGCCAGGCCTTTTTTCTGCAGGTCGCTCCAGGCCTTTTTTCTGCAGGTCGCTCCAGGACTTGTTGCCAAGACACTTGCACTCCCAGAGCGCGGGATAGGCAAAGCCCTCGGGGCCAGCGACGATGACGCCGTCGACGTGGCCCTGCAGGCGACCGTCGGCCACCGAGAAGCCAAACTGCTCGCCGTCTGCCTTGCGGGTACGCAGGTCGAAACCGGCAGCCCGCAGCCACGCCACCATGCAGTCCTCCATGACGTGGCCGCGCTCGAATACGCGCAACAGCCGACCTTGAATATCGCGTCCGTGGTCGACGGGAGCCTTGGCGTACTCGAACTGCAGCGCACGCTCGCAGGCCACGCCAAGACGCGAGGCCCCAAGGTACTGGCGCTCGGACTGACGTTCGCGGGCCTGCTGCATCCCGGCATCGACCAGCGCCGTGACACGTTCCGAGAGGCTTGAAGATGAGTTGAAATCCAGCATCGCAGCCACCTCAGAAGGGAATGTCATCGTTGAAATCCGCGAACGGATTGGCGACCTCAGGTGCCAGCGGATCAGCCGTCGCAGGCAGTCCCCGCACGGGCGGGAACTTGGTGGCCTCGTGGTGCGCCACCATCGCCTCCGACCAGCAGGTGACAATGGCGTCGATGACGCGCAGCGCCTCGCTTTCCGAGTAGTCGCCCAGTGGTTTGGCAAAGCCGATCTCGCCCGCCGCCTCACCGAAAGCCTTGAGGCACTGGCGCATCGCAGCCCGTTCGACATCAGACGGATTGATCATGGCGACCTCCGTCTTGTCCAGGTCGCCCTTTTGCACGCGCTCCCAATTGCCGTACATCAGGTGAAAAGCGTCCTGACAGCGGCGAGAGCAGAACACCCAGTCCAGGGGGTAGCGCCGGGGGTCGCCCACACCGTGACGGTTGTCGGTGTGGCCGTAGCCCCGGGCCTGTCGTTTGCAGACCCAACATTTCACGTCCCCTCCTCAAGCTCATCAAGCAGCAGGCCCAACTGCAGGGCAGCGCCAGCGAAGGCCGCCTCACAGCGGCGTTTGAAGTCGGGGTAGTTCGTCGAGCTGCGTGCAATCGCCGTGACCGCATGAATCTGTGATTCCAGATGCGCGAGCCCCTGATCGGACAGCCACTGGTGGTGCTTCTGCGAGATGCCCTTGCGGTTGCGGATCTCGTTCAGCAAGTCCTCCGGCAGCACCGGACCGTAGACCCAGCGAAGCGTGATCTGGCCGACAACGTGTGGCGGGTTCTGGTCGTGACCCTGGTACTTCCAACCGAACAAGCGGTAGATGGCGCGGTAGTAGTCCGGGTGAAAGCGCCGCTCCCACGATGCGCAGGACTGGCGCAGCAGCTTGGAGATCAGATCCTGCAGCGCATCCGGCGCACGGTGATATTGATACCCGGTGGCCTCATCGATCAGAGCGACCTCGCCCGTGGTGGCCAGCGCCTTCATGATCTTCACGCAGTTCGGGACAATGCCGCGTCGCGCTTTGTGCAGCGTGCCGTCGATGGCGGCTTTGACGACCGCTGATGCGACATCGGCAATGATGCCAGCGGGGAAGAACTGAGCCTTTTGGCCCGAGGGCAGCAAAATTGTCGCCTCTTTTTTGTTCAATGACGACAATGAGTTAGGCGCAAATTCCCGTAGAAAACCGGCAAAACGGTCACCCCTTTGGCGTTCGGAAAAACCCAGCAACTTCATGAGCTGGCGACGCACGTAGCCGCGCTCCCCAGTGGTGAGCACGACAGCCTCGCAATCGAGATCACCAAATTGCACAACGCCGTAGTGGCTGGCAGTGAGGATGGATGCGTTCATGGCGACCTCCTCACTGAGCCCACGACGGTTTGCCCGTCACAGGTGCACGTTGCGGAGCGGGTGCTGGATACGCAGGCGCTGCCTGCGCCGGAGCGCCGGAGGTTCCGCCGCCGGAAGTCTTGGGCGGCACCCCCATCAACTTGGCGTAGTCGGGGTGGTCAGGTTCGACCGCCACCTTGATCACATTGCGATCCTGTCCCTTGGCGTCTTTTTCGATGTCGATACGGGCGAGGAACTCGATGCCATCCAGTTCATGAAAGCCCTGGATGCGGCGCGCAGCGGCGGCCTGCGGGCTGTTGTCCTGCGGGTGGACGTTGCGGGCACTGTTGAGCACGGCGCGGATGAAGCTGCGCCCCATCTGGCCCCAGGTCGGGCCTTTGGGCGAGTAAAGCCCAATGTTCGACCAAATCTTGCGTTTCGCGTACTCGCCACTGGTAATGACGAATTCGGCAGTGAGGTAGATCGATCCAGTCTCGAAAGACTGGGTTGCATAGCCGCCGTCCCAACCCTGTGAGGGGTCATCGTAGCCACCGGGCTTGACGGTCATTCGAGTCGTTGCAAGCGTGGCCTTGGGGATCAGGTCAAAGCCTGACTGTTGAGGATCGGCATCCTGAAAATCGAAATAATTTGACGACATGGCGATTACTCCTTGGATTCGGTGGTGTTCGGGGTGGCGGCGCTGGCGGGCGTGATGGCTGCGCCCGCACACTTGGCGATCAGTGCGCCGAGATCCGGTGGCTCCAGCAGGTCAAGGCGACCGCTGCGGTCTTTGGCCGGAAAGCCATAGGGATTGACGGTGTGGGTGACGAAGGCGCGGTAGGCAGTCCCGTCCTCGGCCTTGATTTCGGCCAGCGTCACGACCTCGTCGACGATGCCGGGTAGCTCAAGTGCGGTCTTGCTGCCCTCGATCTGCGGCACGAACACCTTGCGGTTGTAGTCATCGAGGCGCTCATCGAGGATGGCCACGAACACCACGTTCTTGCCGCGTGCGTGCTGCAGGTGGGTGAGCGCACTAATCATTTCCTGCCCAAGCAGGCCGTAGGCGGCGCGCAGGTCGGGCTTGCCGGAGCGGTCGCTGATGGCCCCGGGCTGCGTCTTGCACCACGCGAAGCACTGGCGGGACAGCTGCGTGATCGAGTCGACGAAGAAAGTCTGGTAGCGGCCCAGCTGCGCCGGATCGCCAAACTTCTCGATGACGTGGTCGTAGTGCGCCTGGGAGAAGGCGGCATCCGGCGGCATGGATTTGTCCGGGCCCGCAAGGAACACGAAGAAATCGCGTGACTCCGGCCACGAGGTCGGACGGATGGTGTCACCTGGCCAGTCGGCCACGGCCAGGTCACCGGCCTCGATGTCCAGAAACAGCGTGGTCTTGGGGTCGAGGTCTTTGAGGCGGGAGGTCTTGCCGATGCCAGATTTGCCCAGCATCAGCAACTTCACACCCTTGCGTTCGGCCATGCGCTGCTGCGCGGAGATGATGGGCAGGCTCATGCGGCACCTCCATCCAGCGTGAGCGTGATGGAGGATTTGCCTTCCTCCACCGTGCGTGCGGCAGCGAACTGCTCGCGCAGCGCACTGGGCCAGTTGGTGTAGCGGGACTCGGGCACCGACAGCTTGACGTCGATGTAGTCCTCGATCTTGTCGCCGGAGGCGGCAATGCGCTCGGCCATCTCCTTGAGGATGGCCTGATTCCAGGTCACCTTCTTGGGAAGCTCGTACTTGACGCGCAGCGCGCCGTCATTGACGTGGGCAGTGCCGAAGTCACGGCCGGACTCGCGCAGCGCGACACGGGCTTGTTCGCCGAAACGCTGCAACTTGGCGGCATCCAGCTTGGCTCGAAGCTGCTTGAGATAAGTAACGGCTTCGTCGACATTGCGCTCGGCAACGACGAAATCGGTGATCGACAGCATCACAAGCTGGGCGATGGTCATTCCTGCGAGATCGGCGGGATAGAGAGTCAGTTCTTTCATGGCCGCTCTCCTCACTGGTACGCACGAGCGAAGGTCGAGTGCCGCGAAACGCGACGCTCGAATGCTTCGATCTCGGGAATCAGGTAGGTGACGCGGGCACCGAGCTTGCAGAAGACCGGGCCGAGCTGTTCCTGCCGCCAGCGGCGCAGGGTCTTGACGGAAAGCCCCCAGCGGATGGCCAGCTCGTTTTCGTCAAGGGCGATGCGCTGTGGCGCACCGGTTTTGGCCGGAATCGGGCCAGATGTTGCGTTGGTGAAGTGGGTTTGCATTTCGATGTGCCTCCTGTATGAAATGGGCACATCGCAGTCTCCGCACGGGTTTATGGGCCGTGTCTGGTTCGATTTATGGGTGCGTTTATGTGTTGCGCCTCACCCGGTATTTCCCACGCGAAACCAGCTCAATCACCTCCTCACGCGCCACCTTGTCGCCGAAGGCATCGTCGAAGGATTGGAAGCCGGTGTTGACGGTGACGGCACCATTCACCTCTTTCCACGACATCACGGGCGGGGGACTTCCTTCGGTCCCCCACATCAGCTTGATGATCTTGGCGCGCGCTTCGGTGAGATCGATGGACGACGCCATATGCGGGAGCTTGAGTCGCTTGCCATTGAAGAACTGCACCGGCTCCGGCTCACCCGCGTTGGTTGCGTAGCCGTGCAGGACACGATCAAAGGCGTCGGTGTCGAACGCATCTGCGCCACCGGCCACGCGCACGAACTCATCGAGGCCGCGCAGCGTGTGGTCACGGGGTAGCGAGGCATTGGTTCGGGTTGGGCACAGAACAATGCCACCACGCGGCCACACGGCGTCGGCAAGGACTGCAGTGATCTTGTCCTGTGGCGCGCGTGACCATGCTCGGGCAACGAACACCGGTGCGAAATCGTGCGTGCCTGCGATCCGCTGCTCACCGAGGTGCCACAGGTGATTCGGTGTCCGACAGATCTTGCTAGAGCGTCGCCGCTCCTCAATGCCGATCAGCGCTGCCAGATCTGCGAGCCAGGAATCCATCTGGATGGAATAGAGGGCGATCCCAGCCAGCGGCTGGACGACCGTTCTGCCTTTCAGCGGACTGCAGTAGCTGTAGCGACTGGCGTCCTCGTCGACATCGACTTCGACTTCCTGTTCGGAATCGAGAAAAGGCACCATCACGTGGGTGAGATGGCCTGCGGGCACGATCCAGCGCCGCTGAAGAAACTGCTGGTGGTCGCGCCCGAGCCTGTCGGCCAGCACTGATTCATCGAGCCGTGGGAGGTTGTCCAGCGCGAGGAAGAAGCTCAGATGCGGCGACGTCATCGGCGTCCTCCTCAGAATTGGCTCAGCATGCCAATCTTGATGAGCTGTTCCTGCACGCGCTTGCGGTCGTCGTCCGTCCTGCTCTTGTCGTTCAGTCCGTTCGGCGCGGTGATCTGTACCGCAACGTTGTGCGCCTTGCGGTGTGGCGTCTTGGACATCCTCATGACCAACTTCACCTGCACGAGCGTGTACTGGCTCAGGTCTTCGGCGCAGTAGTCATCATAAGCAACCTGATAGATGTTTCGGCCATCGCGCCGGTCGCGAGTGATTTGCATCTTGCTGGAGAGTTGCCGCACCACATCACGCCCGCCGTACTCTGAGGTCTGCTCGAACGGCTTGGCCACCGTGATCTGCAGGATCGAGATGTCGTCGATGCCTGCGACCCGGTCACGTTTGAGGCGGTCGAGCATCTTGGAGGTCGCAAAGCCGAGCAGGTCGAACTGCCGCATCGGCATGTCCTCGATCTGGCCTTCGTGCGCCAGCGCGACGTCGCGGAATACGGTGGCGAGCTCGCGGCGCGCCTCACGTTCTTCGCAGAACACGCTGAGCGAGCCAGTCTCCGGCTCCCACGAGAAGCGTGCCGACATCGCGGCGGGTTCCTCGTGGTCGACAACATGACCATTCGTCACTTGCTGGAACGTGGCAGTCTTGCCATTGAAGGTCGCCGTCAGCGTGTGCAGCAGCGCCGACTGACCGGTTTCGCAATCATCGTCATCACCTTGTTCGCATGAGAGATCGCGGCGCGTGAATTGCTCTATCAGGATTTGATCCTTCGGCACCTTCGGGAACAGTTCGGCAATGCGTGTGCGCAACACCTCTTGAACGTCGACCCCAGTCTTCGGCACGACGCCCTTGGGGCCCAGGTAGTGGCTGGAGTAGTGGTCGCTTTTCCACTGGCGATGCATCACTTGCAGATGCTCAGCCTGATCGAAGCGTTCGTCGCGCCGGGCGCCTTGCGCTGGAAAGTCCTGCAAGAGGTGCAGATACAGGGCGCGGCTGTAGCGGTCGCTGGGCGCAGCCAGCACGGCGGCATCGTCCGCACGATCCTCGTTGAGCAGGGACAAGACGGCCTGTGCCCCGTAGTCATCGTCAAGGAGCATCACTCGCTCGGCGGCACACTCGATGCTGTACTGGGCGGCCGCCGGCAATTTGCCGACAGCATGAAAGAGTGCCTGACGCGACTCGACTGGCAACTTGCCCTTGGCCGCTTCTGCCAATGCCTTCAACTCCGGCAGTGCCGTCGCGCTGGCGCGTTCGAGCAGATCCACCAGCAGCCCGGGGCGCGCGACCTTGCGCACGAGGCTGACGAAGTTCTCTGCGTTCGGCAGGATGTTTGCGCCCTCATCAGATCGATGCTCACGCGCACGTTTTGCTGCAGGCTGGCTCGTCGCCAACTTGGTGCTTTTCTTTGTTGTTGAGGCTTGGTCAGCTGGCATAGGCAAGTTCCTTTGACAAAGTGCGCGATTGCGCGAACGGTTAATCGGCTGATTCAAAAAACGCCGACGCGAGGTCGGCTCCACAGGCGGTAGATCCTGGTCAGCGCATCGTGGCCTCCTGAGTGGTCAGGCCATATCGGTTCAGACGTACTTGAATGAACCGTGGATTGACACCGAAGCGCGTCGCCAAGGCTTTCTCGAAGCGATCCATCTCCAAGACTCCCAGGTCGCTGTTCGCCTTGATGCGCAGGGCCGTGCCGGGGTGGTCGGGATCGGTTGAAGGATGGCGGTGGATGGTGATGTCGTGCTGGGGCGCAAGCTCTTCGACGGCGGCGATGATGCGTTGGCGAGGCACCAGCAAGGAGCCCATGAACTCGTTGGCGCGTAGTTCGGCGAAGTGTTCTTCCGTCGTTGGCTTCGCAGATAGTGACTTGGACAGATGTTCGCTGTCCGGCGTCGTGGTGCGGTAGGCGCGTTGCATCGTCGGTTCGATGTCATCGAACAACCCGGGGCCCTTACTGCCCTGGACAACCCAGCCGGGAGCGTCGAACACGGCGTGGCCCAGCTCGTGGGCCAAGGTGCTGAGGGCCAGCAGTTCGCTGAGACTTTCACCCACGGGCGAGATGGACACCATCGCGGCGTCGGGCATAGCGGGGTCGAATTCACAGACGCCGAATACGTGGTTGCCTTGCTCGTCATGCACAGCGTAGTCGGTGCTGACCTCCAGCGCGAAGTCGATGCCGTTGATCTTCAGGCCGGAGATCTGCCGCAGCGCGTCGAAAGAAACGGCATCGATGCTGTCCGCGACCAGTTGCTGGCGCGCGGTCGCGGCGATGCGTTCGACCTCAATGTGCTTGATGTACAGGGGGCGCTTCCGGTCGCAGCACCGGTAGTCGAGAGTCAGTACCGCCATTCACTTCTTCTCCGTCACGTTCCGGCGGTACATCCGAACCAGGTTGCCAACATCATCGCGGATGTCGGGCGGCAGGCGACTGGCCTCGACGAAAGCGTCGTCGGCGCTGATTCCAAGGATCTCGGCCGCCTTACGGATCAGCTCGTCCTTGGGCGGTTTTTCCATGTCGCGCTCGATGCGCGACCAGTAGGCGGGTGATATCTCCAGCTGTCGCGCGAAGTCATTCATCTGAATGCCTTTCTCTTCGCGCTTCTTGCGGATGAATGCTCCAAAGGGCATGGCTGTGACCTGATTGCGTGATTAGTTAACGGCAGATGGTATAGGCCAAGAGGCACCCTGTCAACTGTTTCGTTAACGCGCAATGGATTCATGGCTGGCGGGCACGATTACCCTGCGTTGCCATCCGCTTCGGAAGATCAGGCTCACTATCCCTGACGGTTGCAATTCCTCGGAGCCGTCATGAAGAACCTCGAACTCGCATCTCCCTCGGAGATGAGCGCTAGCGCCCGTGCTGGCGAAATCGCCGCCATCCTTGCG